TTCTAAAATCACTTCTGCGGGAGATGTTTTTTCAATGCTTCAGGATAACGGAGCAATTACTTGGATAAGAAATAGCGATGGCAAAGAAATTTTTAAATTTTATACCACGTTAATTAATTTGCAAGAAGGAAATGTTCGACTTGATGTTTCTGATTCTGGCTCTTTATCCATATATAGTCAGAAAACGGATAAAGATTTCTTACATTTTTCAGCCGTAGGGAACACTATGTCATGTTCTGCAGATTTAGATCGATTGCAAATAACAGGGGTTAATAATTCGCTATCATATACTCCAACAAACTTTGAATATCAATCTGATGGTAATAATCGTCCTAATTTAAGAATTGGAGAAACTGGGTTTAAAATTGGGAGCGATGCGACCTACTTATCAGGAAGTAATAATGGCTCAATAACAGCAGTGGCAAGTGCTTTAAATATTTTAAGTAATGTTAAAATTAGCCAATTTGCTAATATTAGTGGAAATCTTAGTGTTAACGGAAGTTTAAGCGTAATTGGTTCAAAAAATGCGGCTCATGTCACGAGAGATGGACTTAGATTAACCCCAGCCTATGAAACCGCTGAATCATATCTAGGTGATATTGGAATAGCAGAGACTGGTGAAGATTGTACAATTATTATTCCTATCGAAGAACATTTTTCTGACGTTATTAATACTGATTATGAATATCAAGTGTTTTTGCAAAGTTATAGTGAAGGATTTGCTTATGTTTCATCAAGAGATAAAACGAGTTTTACAGTAAAATCTTCCGTTGCTAATCTTCCTTTTACATGGGAAATCAAAGGTAAAAGGAGAGGTTATGAAAATGACCGTTTGATTTTAACTAATATGAAGTATGAAGAAATAAAACAAATTGAAGAGAGAAAAACGAAAGAGGAGGAAGTATGAATAAAGAAATTGATGCAGAAAAAGTGATTAATAAATTATTATCTAAAGTTGCTCATCTAGAATTTGAAAATGCCAAATTATCGGTATTAGTTGAAACTTACGAACAAGAAAGTTCTCAGGAGGTTAACAAATAATGAGTTACGAAAAACAAACCTGGAATAAGTATGACGATTTAAAAACTGAGGAAGAAAATATCGAAAATGGTGCGGTTGTTACTGATAATCGTATGAACCATATGGAAACTGGTATTGGTGACAATGATACTAATCTTGCTTCACATCTTGCGAATACAGCTAATCCACATAAAGTCACGGCTGCACAAGTCGGGCTTGGCAATATTAAAAACTTTGGTTTAGCTACAGAAGATGAGGCTAAGCAAGGGGATAGCAATGCTAAATATATGACCCCTAGCCTTACTCAAGCGGTACTATCAGCTAATATTAATTCAACCGCCTACGCCAACAGCGCAGACGGCACGTACGGTTTCACAACTGTTTATCCGAATTTGAATTTGTTGAATTTTCAATCTGGATTGAAGATTGGCCAATTTCTGGCTTGGGCTGATGGTTTAACAATAGGACCAAATCCTGCACGAGCTGTTTTTGATTACGTTTCAGTAATTCCAGGAACAACTTATACTATAAATTCGAATTGGGATAAAACAGAACGAATTGCTATATATGCATACGATAGCAATGATAGAAAAAATGCTACTTTTATTTACGACGGAAGTAGTGCTAAATGGCTTTCTCCTAGTGCAATAGGACGAGTTATTACACAAAAGACAACTCTTTCTATACCAGACGGAATGAATTTCATTAGAGTAGTATTCTTTGCTAAAGATACTTCGGCGACATTGACGTTACAAGATATGTTAGACGCAAAAACTAAAGTAGAACAAGGTTCAACAGCTACTCCATACATGCCCTCATCAAGTGAAGTCACAACCGCTGACTGGCCGAAGTTTGTAGGTTTCAGCAACACTGTAAAAACAAATAAGTCTGCTAGCGATTATACTTGGTTTCCCGTTAAAGATTCAGAACTAACAAATAAAGTTGAATCTCATGTCAACAATAAAGCTAATCCTCATTCTGTGACGGCAAGTCAAGTTGGGGCATACTCAAAAACTGAAGCAGATGTAAAGTTTGCGACAGGACAATCACTGATAGATTTATCAACGACTGTTGAAGGTAAAGCTGATGATTCCGCAGTGGTTCATAAAACTGGTGATGAAACAATTGGCGGTAAAAAAACATTTACAGAGGAAATAAAACAAAAAAATGATGTAGATTGGACATATATCCCAGATTCATCTAATAGAGCTGAGTACATGAGACGAGGGGGGACAGTTACTATTCGTTGGGATTTCACATCAACTGGAAATTTTGATATCTCTCTTGGGTCACTTCCAACGGATTTTGCACCAAGAAAAAGAATCTTTAAATCAATTCCAGAAGCAAGTACCACAAACTCTATGCACACATTACAAATCAATGCATTTACTGGTGGAAGTCCTGGAGCGATTACACTCTTTAAAGCAACGACAGGGGCTGTATTTTCTGGTCAAGAAAGCTTTGTGGTAATTTAATAACAAACCTATCAATAGATAGGTTTTTAATATGAAAGGAAAAATAAAATTGGAGTATCAATTATTAGAAAGTAGGGGGTATGGATGCATTAGTACATGAAGGATGGCTTTTTTTCAAGCTTGTTATTGATAATTGGGCCGCTCTTCTTATAATTTCTGGTATTTTTGGTTGGATGTATCGAAAAATGACCAAGAAGCAAGAAGAACAATTAAGAATACTTTTAGTAGTCATTAAACGTGTTGAGCTTGGAGAAGCAATTCATCATGATTACGGCTTACAAATTGTCAGTGGTATTTTTGATGAATATACAGCGTTAGGGGGCAATCACTATGCTCACGAAATTTACGAAAAGTATAAAAAGGAGAAAGAAAATGATTTCAAATGACAAAGTTTATAACATTATTAAATGGGCGGTTTTAACAGCATTACCAGCTCTTAGTGTATTTATTGGAGTAATTGGCAAAGCCTACGGTTGGGGTGGAACTGATTTAGCTATCATTACTTTGAATGCATTCACGGTATTCTTGGGAACATTAGCTGGAGTAAGTGCTGTTAAATATAATAACCAGCCAAATGATACGGAGGACAACAAATGAAAAAAGTAATTAAAAAAGCTGCCATTGGAATGGTAGCTTTCTTTGTTGTTGCAGCAAGTGGACCAGTATTTGCGGCAGTCGGTGACCAAGGAGTGGACTGGTCAAAATATAACGGAACTTACGGTAATTTTGGCTATGCTCATGATAAATTTGCTTTTAGCCAAATCGGAGGGACTTACGGTGGAACCTTTGTAGACCAAGCCACCTATGAAACGCAAGTAGCTTCAGCAATTGCTCAGGGTAAACGAGCACACACTTATATTTGGTATCAAGTCGGAGGTTCGCGAGAAGTAGCAAAAGCAGCACTTGACCGCTACTTGCCAAAAATTCAAACGCCTAAAAACTCTATTGTTGCCTTGGATTATGAAAGTGGAGCAAGTGGAGATAAACAAGCGAATACTGATGCGATTCTTTATGGAATGCGACGTGTAAAATCTGCTGGATATACTCCAATGTATTATTCTTATAAGCCTTACACTTTGGCTAATGTCAATTATAAGCAAATCATCAAAGAGTTTCCTAACTCACTATGGATTGCGGCATATCCAAATTACGAAGTAACACCAGTTCCAAACTATAGCTTCTTCCCAAGTATGGACGGAATTTCAGTATTCCAGTTCACATCAACTTATGTTGCTGGCGGACTTGATGGAAATGTTGATTTAACAGGAATCACAGATAATGGATACGGAAAACAGCAAGGCCAAGAAGTTAAACCCGATACTGCTACACCGGCCACTGATGAAGGACAGGATGCGAACGAAGTGACACCAAGCGAAATTAAAGAAGGTATGACTGTCACAATCAAGTTCAGTGCAACAACTTATTCAACGGGTCAAGCAATCCCTAAATGGGTTAAGGAAAACTCATATAAAGTGCTTCAAAAATCAGGCAATAAAGTCTTGCTTGATAATATCATGAGCTGGGTTGCAGCAAGTGACGTTCAAGCGCTAGATACAGGTGGAAGCAATTCAACTGGGAATACTCAAACTCACATTGTCCAATCAGGCGATACTTTGAGTGGGATTGCTTCAAATTGGGGCACAAACTGGCAAGAATTAGCACGTCAGAACAGTTTATCTAATCCAAACATGATTTATACTGGTCAGGTTATTGGCTTCACAGGCGGTCAATCTGGGGCTACAGCACGAAGCTACACTGTACGTTCTGGCGATAATCTTTCATTAATTGCCAGTCGATTGGGAACAACAGTTCAAAGTTTAGTTTCAATGAATGGCATCTCAAATCCTAATTTGATTTATGCTGGTCAAACTCTAAATTATTAAAAATTATGCCTGACTTTCTGTCAGGCTTTTTTTGTTTAATATTTTTTGATAAACTAATTGTAAAAGGTTGGGAGTAGACTTATGGAAAAATCGAGCAATACAATAACATTTAAAAAGTCATTAAAAGATTCGAGTTTAGCTGCGGCTACTCTGCTTGTGTTAAGAATGATTCATAAATTACTGTTTAATTATGCTGAAACGAAGAATTATTTTCATCAATTATTTTCCGCTGATAATTTAGTATTAGCATTATTTGTTTCAATATCTACAGTGATATTTATTTTGATAATAATGTCTTTTATATTTGGGATAGTTTACTATACTTATCGCAAAATCAAAGAAAAAGTTCTCAAAGAATAAATTAACCCCAACTCTTTGGGGACTACTACAAAATTTTAAGGGAAATGCTTATAAAATGACATTAAAATTTAAATATAATTCTTTTTGGGAAGGTAAATAGCAATGAAAAAAATATTCTTTGGTTTAGTTGCAGTGTTAGTAATGATTATTGGGGCTGGTTGTGGTTGGTATAAAGTGAATTATGGGACTACTCCATATTATGTTCAACTTACCCAAGATGGTAAGAGCGAGAAAATAACCTACAATGACGGAACTTCTGGTACTATCTATCGTTATAATTTAACAGGTTACGACAAAAGTGGAAAAAGCCAACAGGTAAAATTAATAGAATCCCGAATCCTCAAGCATGATGCATATCTAAAAGCAGCATACAGTAAGAAGGAAAATGTGATTAGCTGGGAGGAAGTAAAAAAATCAGAAGTACCAGTAGCAGCTTTGGAAGAATTAAACAGTAGAAAATAATTACCCCTGACTTCGGTCAGGTATTTTTTATATTGACTTGTGTGATAAAAAGGGGTAGACTTTTAGAAAAGTGAGGTATTAATATTATGAAAATCCGCATTGCAAATCTATCAGATTCTAAAGCGATCCAAAAGTTAAATTCTATTGAGTTGCATTATGATTATCCATTAGAAGATACAACAAAAAAGTTGGAATTAATTCTTTCTCTAGATTGGCAAATTATTTATGTTGCAGAAATTGATGGTCAGGTTGCTGGTTATGTTCAAGCTCACAAATACATCGGAACGTTCGGGGATTTATTTGTTAATATTATGGGGCTCGCAGTTTCTAAAGATTTTCAAGGAAATGGAGTGGGTAAAGCTCTAATGTTTGCGGCAGAGAATTGGGCACAAGAAATCGGTGCTGAAGGAGTGAGATTAAATTCAGGTTCTGAAAGAACTGAAGCTCACAAATTTTATGAAAAAATTGGGTATGATAAAGCTAAGACGCAAGCAAAATTTCAAAAAATCTTATAATATTATCTTAAACCTGACTTCGGTCAGGGCTTTTTGTTATGGTAAATCATAAATTAAGGTATAATATATTAAGAAAATTTAGTAAGGGAATAT